GTTGGTAATTTTATTTCTCTGAACTTTAAACCAGAAGAAAAAGAAATTGTTGATTTAATTTCATCCGCAGAAAGTTTTGCAGATGTTTTGATTGCTGCAGAAGAACTTTACAAGTACTGTAAAAAAGAAAAAGAACAACAGCAAAAAGTTGTTGACTTTGATTCTCATGAGCAACAGGAGAATTCTCAATCTCCTGCCAACGAAATTGTGGAAACTAATGACTCCTCTTCTGAGGAAGAAGGTGATAGTAATAACTCCCAACCTCAAGAACCTGAGGGAAATAGTCAAACCGCTCAAGGTGAAGAAACTCAGGTCAAATCTGCTGGAGATGAAGAAGAACCAGAAGTTCGCACTGCTGATTCTCTGGAGGATAAAATTCGTGATTTGGTGAATCAAGATGGATATGAGAATGTTTATATTGAAGTTCCCAAAGTTAATCTTGATACTGTAATCGGTAAGAATGCAGATGTTCACGAAGACATTGATGCTTGTTTTGCTCAACAACAAAAATCATATGAGGAAAATCTAAAAAATAATTACAAACATCTCCCAATTGATAATTTGTTTGAAAATGCGGACACTGAGTTTAAAAAATTCAAACTGTCTGCACAGAAAGAAGTTAATTATCTGGTAAAAGAGTTTGAGTGTCGCAAGGCAGCAGATCAATATGCTCGTGCATCAACTGCTCGTACTGGTGTTCTTGATACTGCTCGTCTTCACACATACAAATATAGTGAAGATCTTTTTAAAAAAGTAACTGTGGTTCCTGATGGGAAAAATCACGGTCTAGTGTTTGTGTTGGATTGGAGTGGTTCTATGCAAAATGTTCTTATGGATACTTGCAAACAACTCTTTAATCTTGTGTGGTTCTGCAAGAAAGTTGCAATTCCTTTTGAGGTTTATGCTTTTACGAATGAGTGGAGGCGTGGTGAATATGACTATACTTCAGGAACTTTTAAAGCAGCAGATCGTACTTCTCATTATGAAAAGAAAGAAGGTGCTCTTTGTGTAGATGAAACTTTTTCTTTGATGAACCTTCTTACTAGCAAAGTTTCTGGTAAAGAATTGGAACACCAACTGTTGAATGTTTGGCGTCTTGCTGTTTGTTTTTCTGATACTTATCGATCTGCTTATACGTATCCTACTCGTCTATGTCTTTCTGGAACTCCCTTGAATGAGGCACTCATTTCTCTTCATCAAATTCTTCCCAAGTTTCAAAAAGAAAACAAACTCCAAAAGGTTCAATGTATTGTTCTAACTGATGGTGAGGCAAATTATCTTCCTTATCACGTTGAAGTAAAACGCAATTGGGAATCTGAGCCTTACATTGGTGCTCGTGGAATAAATCCTATTAAAACTTTTTTGCGAGATCGTAAACTTGGAACTACCTACAAGTTTGATTATGGATATCATCAATTCACTGATGTTCTTCTTCGTAATTTGAAGGACAAGTTTTCTTCGGTAAACTTCATTGGTATTCGTGTTCTTGAAAGTCGCAATGCTAATCGTTTTATCAGTATGTACCACGAAATTGGTGATAAGCAATATGAAAAAATCCAAAATGATTGGAAGAAATTGAGGAGTTTTACAATTATTAATTCTGGATATGACGCTTACTTTGGACTTTCTGCTTCCACACTTTCTCAGGACTCTGAATTTGATGTCGCTGAAGACGCATCTAAAGCTCAAATTAAATCTGCTTTTGTGAAGTCTCTAAAAACCAAAAAACTCAACAAAAAAGTTCTTGGTGAGTTTATTTCTCTCGTCGCATAAATACCTAAAAAGTATCTGCTAATATGAAAACTTACAGAGAGTTTGTTGCTGAAGCTGGTGATTGGTGGCATCCAGATCCAGAACAAGACAAACTTATGCCAGGGAGAGGCCCGAAACTTCGTTCAAAAGAAGATCGTGGTCAATCAATTTCGACTCAAACACAACCTGATTATAGTAAAAAACTAAAACCAGGTGAGTCTTATATGGATTTTGCAAAACGCAAAGCAAGAGGTGAATCTGTTGAATATGATTTGAGTGAAACTTCTCTCACTCGTGTAATGAGTAAGTCCAAAAAAGGTGGAATGGCAATTATGTCTGCTCAAAGGGGAGACAAATCTAAAGCAGAAAATAAAGCACGTTCAAAACAACTTGAAAGAGATGTAAGAGGTGCTGGTCTTCCTGGACCTACTAAGGTTGCTGGCAGATACACTGAAAATCCAGGAACTCCACAGGAGAAAAAAGTGGGCGAAAAATCTCACATTATCACTCCTGGCAAAAAAGGTAAGAGAAAGTTTAAAAAGGCAATTGAAAAACTTGGTAAAAAGTATGACCAAGATTCTGTGCTTCTTCAACGCAAAAAAGGTGGGGAAGCAACTCTTAAAGGTACTTCGAAGACATCTTGGCCTGGTAAAGGAAAGAATGTTAAAATTGGTAGTATGAAACCAGGTAGAACTGGTGAGTTTGATACTAAAGTTAAAAACAAAACATTTACAGTTGAAAAATGAAATCTAAATTCCCACTTGAACACGTTATTAAGTATGATACCAAAGAAGTTTGGGTAAAATGTGATAGTGCTATCACTGCTATGGGTATTGGTGCTATGGTGGAAAAGTATTATCCTGGATATAAAGGTCATATTGGTAGCAAAGAGTATATTGAAAAACTCAAGAACCAGTTGACCAACTGACCACTAGGGGTCCTAGTGACCCTTTTTTTGTTCTATAATGACTTCAGTTGAAACAAACGACCTGATTATGCCTCGCACTCAAATGACCGACGATCAAATCCTTAATGATCTCAAGAGCACGTTTGGTACAGAATTTACTGCTGCTGATGTTCGCGGTTACTGTGCCTCAAGGTCTATTGCTTACCAGACTGTAACCAAGCGTCTTGAGCAGTTTAAAATTGGTCGCGGTCGTTGGAATCTTGAAGTAACTCAAGAACGAGTTCAAGAAATTGAACGTTCGTTTCAAAATGTTTCTGTTCTTCCTGAAGTCCATCAAAACCTTATTCCTGATAAAGATGATACCTTCGTCAAGTTTGGTAACTTTAATGATATTAAAAAAATTATTTCTTCCAATCTTTTTTATCCGACGTTCATTACGGGTCTTTCGGGTAATGGTAAAACGTTCTCTGTGGAGCAAGCTTGTGCTCAACTTAAGCGTGAACTGATTCGTGTCAATATTACTATTGAGACTGACGAGGATGATCTAATCGGTGGTTTCCGTCTGGTGAATGGCGAAACTGCTTGGCATAATGGTCCCGTGATTGAAGCATTGGAGCGTGGTGCAATCCTGCTTCTGGATGAGATTGACCTTGCTTCCAACAAGATTCTGTGCCTGCAATCTGTTCTGGAAGGTAAAGGTGTCTTCCTCAAGAAGATTGGTCGATTCGTGAAACCTGCCGCTGGTTTCAATGTGATTGCCACTGCCAACACCAAGGGTAAGGGTTCTGATGATGGTCGATTCATTGGCACTAACGTTCTCAATGAGGCATTCCTTGAACGCTTCCCTGTGACCTTTGAGCAGTCCTATCCTGCTCCTGCAACCGAACAGAAGATTCTGGAAGGCATCGCTCTGGATCTGGGTGTGGAAGACCGTGACTTCTGCAAGCGCCTGGTCGATTGGGCAGACATCATCCGCAAAACCTTCTACGATGGTGGTATTGAGGAAATCATCAGCACCCGCCGTCTGGTCCACATCATCCGTGCTTACAGTATCTTTCAAGATAAGGCAAAGGCAATCCAAGTATGTGTGAATCGCTTTGATGATGAGACCAAGCAGTCCTTCCTGGAACTGTATGATAAAGTGGACGCTGATTTCCAGATGCCTACTGACAATATTCAGCAAACTGGTCTTCTTGACGATCAAGCACCATTTTGATAGAATGTGAGGAGGTCAATGTGCCTCCTCTTTTTTACTCTTTACTATGAAACAAAATGTCTGAAAACTTTGAGAGCACTTATGAAAGTTCGTTTGCTACGAACAAAAATAAATTCTACGATGACTTTGAACTTCCTCTTCCTAATCAAGAGTTTTGGGAAGAAGATGGAATTAGTTTGACAGGAAATCCACACGCATCACCAGATCAAATTGTTTTCACTGGATCTGGAGTTCGTGGTGGATTTGGTGAAGATCACCTTGTTCTTAATCCTCCCTCTACTTTTACTATTAAAATGCCTGAAGATACAAACAAAAATGGTTTTTGGAAATATAATGAAGATAAAATTCTCAAGCAACTTGAGCAGTACATTTCTGGCACCTATAGTCAACATTATGTTGATAGGACTGGTGGTGGAACTGAACAAACTCTTGATAAGATTAAACATAATCGTCGTGAAGGATTTTGTGCTGGTAATGTAACCAAGTATATTGATCGTTATGATACCAAAGGTACTCCACGAGCAGATTTGTTCAAAGTTC